CTACTATCACTAAACACTTGGCATAGGCAAGGACCATACACTGGTACGCCTATTACATCCGGTTCCTTATCAAGTGGGGAAACAGCTTATATTATAAACAATATGGACGACACTATATCTATATGGGATAATGGTGCTTTTGTCACGAATGCAGCTCACGTACAGTGTGAAGCTATAAATGAAGCTGATCACCCACCTATAGTTAACTGGCCTTTTACAGTTGTTAATGAGCAACCGTTATATAATGCTGGTGCGGCTACTTTACAGGATTTTAGATTACACAAATCGGAAGAGCAAGAGTTAGTTATAAAAATATTAGAACTAGCAGGTATAACAATTAACAAACCTGGTTTATATCAACTAGCAGCAGGAGAAGAACAACAACACACAACAACATCACCTAAATAATAAATATGGCAAATTATAACTTAAATAATACTGCTTCAGCTTACTATAGTGATCCTAACAAGTTTGGTAATTATCAATTTACTCAACTGAGTCAAATTGTTGATAATTTTCTTGTTACATTTTGTACTGAAGGAAAAATATTAGCAGGAACTAGAAGAGGTGAGGTTCAATACCACGCTAACAGAGCAATGCAAGAGTTAAGCTTTGATACTTTTAAATCTGTTAAGTCTCATGAAATAGAAGTTTGTCCATCTTTATGTATGCCAATGCCACACGATTATGTTAACTACGTAAAGTTAACGTGGGTAGATGATGAAGGTATAGAACACGTAATATACCCAATGTCTAAAACTAGTAATCCATTTGCAATACAACAAGACGCGGATTGTAGTTATGTAACAGATATATTAACATGTGTTTTAAAGCATACTGATAACATTGGTAATGGTGTAGTTTATACTACAACACAGCAAATACATAATTGTTTTGGTGTGTCTGGTGAAAGTTTTATATATTCTGCCCAGCAGTTTCATGCTGACGTTATTGTTGGATCTACATTTTCACACGGAGGTACTTTGTACACAGTGAATGATATAACCAACAAGAGTTCTACTGTAAGTGCTTTTAGTGGTAATTATTATAGAGTTGGAATAACTCCAGCTATATCTGCAAACATAGGTGTAGCGCCTAGCGAGGGTTCTGGTGGTCAAACCGTGAGTTTAGTACTTAACAACACGCTTACTTCGCTGAGTTGTGCTCCTGGTTATGTAGAGGTTGTAAATCCAGGTAGTCCTTATTCGAGTGGTACTTATTGCTGTAAAGACGTTAACGGTGACGGTGTTATTGACGAAGATGATAAAAATGGTTTGGCAGAACAAATACCATCTAACACTACTGATAATTGGAAAACATCTAATCTAAACGCTAACAATGATACTGACAAAAGTAATGATACAGACGTTTATGATTTACATGTAGGTAAACGATATGGCTTAGAGCCTTCGTGGTCACAAACTAATGGTTGGTACTACATTGATGATTTACGAGGTAAAATATGTTTTAGCTCTGATCTACAGGGTAAAACAATAATATTAAAATATATAAGTGATAGTCTTGGTACAGCTGAAGAATTACAAGTGCACAAGCTAGCTGAAGAAGCTATGTACAAGTGGATAGCTTATGGTTGTCTATCTGTTAAAGCAGATGTCCCTGAATATCTAGTTAATAGATATAAAAAAGAAAAGTTCGCTGAAACTAGAAAAGCAAAAATAAGGTTATCAAACGTTAAAATAGAAGAGATAGCTCAACAATTTAGAAACATGTCTAAACATATAAAATCTTAATTTATGCCAGAGTCTAAAAATACTTTCCGAGGAGGAAAGATGAATAAGGACATGGACGAAAGGCTCATGTCCAATGGAGAGTATAGAGATGCTCACAACATAGAAGTTTCTACTTCTGAGGGTGCTAACGTTGGTGCTGCACAGGTTATTAAAGGTAACACGGCAACTGGTTTATTAGCAAGATCTTTAGGTAAAACTATAGGGCACGTTGTAGATGAGAAGACTGATAAAATATTATTCTTAAGAACGTACCAGCCTTTTGATCAGAGCAGTGGTCCTGATAATGTGTACGCAGCTATGAAAACTAGTTATGACGATGCTAATGGTGCTGATGATGATTTATATTATTCTGACGATATAATAGAGACTAATAGCGCTGGTACTTCTAGTTACATTGGTTGTGATAAGTATAGAGTGTTGGTAAATATAGGTGATTTAAATAGCGCTGTAACAATGGGATTAGATAGTGATAGCAGTTGGAACTATTTAAAAGGAGCGCATCCTGTTAGTGGTAAAAGACCTATGAAACTTGTTTATTTAGTTTTAAATAATGTTGTTCAAAATTTAGCCACGTTGTTTAGTGCTCATGGTGGCGAGTTATATTTACATACACAACCAACTTCTAATACACATGTTGTTACTTTAAAAGACAAGTATGGTGCAGATAACACAGTTGCTATTACCTCTGGTGGTAATGGTACAAAAAATTACGCTATATTTGAGTCTGAAAGAGTTTTTAATTTTGAAGCATTAACAGCGAGAAATTATATTACTGGTATAAACTTAATAGATGATATGTTATTTTGGACAGATAATAATTCTGAGCCAAAAAAAGTAAATATAAAAAGATTAAAGTTAGGTACAGATTCAAGTGGTAATTATGGTAGACCTACTAAACTTTTTATAAAAGATAAAAACAATGTAAATGGAGCTTCTGATGCTGACTGGTTATTACCACATCACGCTACAGTTGCTAAACTAAGTCCTACAAAATCCATTAATTTTGACGCTTACAATACAGATCAACTTAGAAACGGTACAAACTTTACAGCTGAAAAAGGATTATATGGTTATAAACCTATTATAATAGATACTACTTGTAACGCTTTATTTACAGGCACAACAGGCGTCGACGTTTCAGCAAATACAAATACAGTAAACAATGGTGGTTTGTTAATGACTAACACATCAACGTTTACATTTAAACCAAAGTCTAAAGTTCACTACAAAATAGGCGATACGTTACATTTTAAACTTACGTTTACAGACGCATTAGGAGACACAGACGAAGCTGAGGTTTATGCTGAAGTAACTGGAGCTGGAGCTTTAAATGGTTTTGGAGGTGGGCAAGGTGCGAATACACAAGAAGCAGATGTAATAGGTACTGACAAATATGGTTGTAAAATAAAGTCAATAACAGTAAACACACCAATAACACTCAAAGCAGAAAAATACACATGGGAAGTTTCACTTGTGCAAAAATCTCCTTTCTTTGAGTTTAAATTTCCTAGATTTTCTTATAGATATAAATATTCAGACGGTGAATACTCTACGTTTGCACCTTGGACTGAAGTAGCTTTTGTGCCTGGTACTTTTGATTACTTACCTAAAAAAGGCTTTAACTTAGGTATGAAAAACCACATGAGATACTTAAAGATTAGGGACTGGAGACCAAAAGATACTCCTTCTGATGTTGTTGAAATAAGTATACTTTATAAAGAAACAGGTTCTACAAATGTATATACTATAGATAAGTTTGAAAAAACAGATACAGAGTGGACTACAAAAGGTGTTATAGCTTCTGAAACGTCAAACACTAGTATAGTTTGGAACGATCATGGTTCTTATTTATTAGACTCAGATCTAATACACGCTGTTGTTCCTGGTAACCAAATATTAAGACCTTGGGATAATATACCTAGAAAAGCAAAAGCACAAGAAATAATTGCTAATAGAATTGTTTATGGTAATTACTTGCAAAACTATAACATGATAGATGAGAGTGGGCCAAGTTATATAAAACCTAAGTTTGAAGTTAATCTATTAGAAAGAGCTGGTAACGAACCTAAAAAACCTTTTAAGTCTCTTAAATCATTAAGAAAATATCAAATAGGTGTTGTTTACTCTGACAAATATGGTAGAGAAACTCCAGTGTTAACAGACAAGTCAGCTGTATTTAGAATTGAAAAAGAAAAAGCGCCTAAATACAATAGTATAGACGCTAAAATAACTACAGCAGCTCCTAAGTGGGCTAGTAAGTTTAGGTTTTATGTAAAAGAAACTTCTAACGAATATTATAGTTTAGCTATGGATCGTCATTACGATGCTAAAGATGGAAATATATGGTT